CATATTTGGTTGGGTGCGAGGTATAAGTGCAGTGACAGCCACTAACCACAAAGGTGAAAGGATGTTTGATAAGTCAGAAAACAAAAAGTTTATTGATCATCACACAACAGTGCCTTGCACTACCCTAAACGCATTAATATCTGAATATAAATATGAGCATATAAATTATTTAAAAATAGATACAGAGGGCCATGAATTAAACATATTGGAAGCATACGACTGGGACATAAAACCAGACATTATAAAAATAGAGCATAGTCATGTAGATGATATATTTGTTGCTAACTTTCTAAAGGAACATGGTTATCTTGTATATATAGAGAAACAAGATATCTATGCTATTAGATGAAAAAGCTAGTTATATCATTACTAAAAAGAACAGATAGAAAAAGATCCTTTCAAAAGAATAACCTTACAGATTATAAGTTTCTAAGGGCAGTAGATGGCTCACAAACAACATTTAGGCATTGCCAGGCACGACAGGGTTGGGTAGAACCATTTAAAGGGCGTAAACTGCTGCAAAACGAGGTAGCTTGCTTTATTTCACACGCAAACGCCTGGAATATCGTGGCCCAGTCGGGTGAAACAACCATAATTATGGAAGATGATGCTGTAATTAACGCATATTGGGATGAAGATCTGTTTGCAGATCTAATAAAAGACCATGAAATGCTCTATTTACAAAGAAATGAAAACGAACCGACAAAAACAAAGCAAATAAACGCACACATAGAACAACCTTTTTTCCCTTACAACATGACTGCATATGTTTTAACACCAACAGGTGCGAGGAAACTGCTTGAGCAGGTAGATTACGCAAACATGATACCTGTAGATAACTTCTTACCTGAACTTATACAAGGTGGCATTATAGATGCTGTTGCATTGATTAAAGATGCTTGTAATCAACTACCAAGAGATGGCGTAGGTGGATCTGATATAGAAAATGACCAAGAGTTTCTACCTTTTAAGATCCATGCAGTGACATGTGGCGATGATAGAAAAAGATGCAATCAGCTAAACACAAGTGCTAGATATCATGGCATAGACATTACAAACATAGGTATGAATGTTGTTTGGAAAGGAACAGATATGTCAGGTCCTGGTGGTGGCATGAAAGTAAACTTGCTTAAAGAATATATAAAGAATTTAGATCCTAATGATGTAATTTTGTTTACAGATGCTTTTGATGTTTTTTACGCTGATAATATAAACACCATTTATGAAAGGTATGTAGATCTATCAGCAGAAGTTATATTTAGTGCAGAATCTATATGTTGGCCCTCGCAAGATCTTGCAGACAGTTTTCCTGTAAGTCCTACTAAGTATAGGTATTTAAACAGTGGAACATTTATCGGCAAGGTTGCAGCACTTACCAAGATCCTGGAGGAAGCTAATATAAAAGACAGTGATGATGATCAGCTATTTTATCAACAGGTATTTATAAAGGGTGAGCATGATATAAAGCTAGATTATGAGGGTTATATATTTCAGACACATGATCCTGCTGTCATACGACTGGGTGACCAAATAAATAACCCTGAGACACAAGTCTGCTCATGTATTTATCATGGCAATGGTGGTGCAGAAGAAAAAGTAAAGTTTGATAGCCTATATGAACAAATGTATCCGACAGATTACAGCACATGGTTTATACCTAACTATAATAAATTTGAAATGCTATCTGATGATATGTTGCTTGTAGATTTTATGACACAAGATCAATGCGAAAGATTAATAGATCTAGCAGATCAACATGGTGGTTGGGGATCCTTAGAATATGACAAGTTTCCTGCACAAGAAATAAGACTAAAAGAGCTTGGCATCTGGAAAAACTTAGATAGATATTGGCAAGAACATATAGTGCCTTTAGTAGAGAATTATTGGCAACCATTACAAATGTATGGATTACGAGATGGTTTTGTTATGCGATATGCTATGGATACACAAACAAAACTAAACCTACATCATGATGCAAGTTTGGTGACAGGATCTGTAAAACTAAATGACGACTATGTTGGTGCAGATCTAGTTTATCCAAGACAACAAATATCTAATGCTGATATACCTGTAGGTAAATGTATTTTATTTCCGGGACAGGTAAGTCATGGGCATGAATGTTTGCCACTAAGAAGTGGTGTCAAATACAGTCTTACAATTTGGTCAGCTAGATATGTTGGTGACAGCATCTAACTATCTATTTAAGAACACTTATAGTATTATTTAGAAATTACAGGAGTAATTATGGTTAAGCCTAAAGATGAAAGATATTTTAATTGGATTGATGCCAATGGAAAAAAAGCAGATTACCCAGTCAGCGAAATGTCAGATAAAGGCAAAAGTATATTTGAAGACTTAGCAAGATGTGAGTTGGAAAGAATTAGATTAAGGAATTTATTAAAAGACCAAGATTTACTGTTTGACATCTATGCTAGGGAACTAAAACAAGATTTAGGTATAGAAGATGTCAAAAAGGAAAACGCCACTGGAGATACATGAGGATATTTGCTTACTAAGATATGAGCAATTAGACAAAAGACTTGAGAGTGGATCTAAAAGATTTGTTAGATTAGAACAAATGATTTGGGGTTTATATGTCCTAATTATTGGGTCACAAATCATAGGGAGTCTAATATGAGTGGTATCAAAGTATTAACAGAGCCAACACAAGAGCCATTAACACTACAAGAAGTAAAAGAATACCTAAGGGTAGAAGATAATACAGACGAAAGAAATGTTAGGCCCTTAATAGAAACAGCAAGGCGATGGTTTGAAGAACATACAGGTCGCACATTGGTGCAAACCACATATCAGCAGTTTTTAGATACACTTTCAGATATTGAAGACCCATTGTGGGAGGGTATGCGAACAGGCCCAGATCTTACTTTTTACAAGAACTATATTACTTTAGCAAAGACACCAATTGTAAGTGTCACCCACATCAAAACATATAACGACTCTGACGAGGCTACTACCTTTGCTGCAAGTAAATACTATGTAGATAATGCAAGGGAACCAGGCAGAATAGTTTTAAGAAAAGGACAAACATTTCCAACAGCACTTAGGGTAGCTAACGCAATTGAAGTTCAGTTTATTGCAGGCTATTCATCTGTTAGTGCTATACCTGAGGCAATAAGAATTGGTTTATTGCAACACATTGCTTTTTTATATGAACATAGAGGTGATATGGGTGATGGCAATGGATCTATGTTCCCACCGATGCTAAAGGCTCTTTACGCACCTTATGTTGTGCATCGTGGTTTAGGATCCTCAACACTTATGTCTTTAGGATAATGTATAACATTGGTCATTTAAGATACAAAGTAGATCTACAAGGCCCAACCAGGACAGCCGATGGTGCTGGTGGATACACTGAAACATTCTCTAATATTGCAAGCATATACGCTGATATAAGGCCCCAAAACGCTTTAGAAAGCTACAGGCAAGGGCAAGTGCAAGAAAAGGTCACACACAAGGTCACAATACGCTACAGATCTAACATAACTACCAATAACATCATTAAATACGAGAACAGAACATTTAACATTAAAGGTATAAAGAACCTAAAAGAAAGAGATAGGTTTTTAGAACTTTTATGTGAGGAGGGTGTAGCCAATTGAAGATACCACCTGACAAAATAGATCAAGGTATAAATGATATCTTAAAAAAAAGACTGGGTAGTAGCCTAGCAAAAACAAAAAGGGCAGTCACAAGAGGAACACTTATTGTTAGAGATACAGCAATCATTGGTATAGCTAGAGGTAAAAAAACAGGTAGAACTTATACAAGAGGTAGCATTACACATAGAGCATCAGCTCCAGGCGAAATGCCTGCAACCGATACAGGTTTTTTAATTAGTCAAATAACAACAGATGTAAAAACAATTGGTAATACAGTAATAGGACAAATTATATCTGCAGCACCTTACTCCAGGCATTTAGAGTTTGGCACAAGAAATATGCTTAACCCAAAAAGTGGTGAGCCTGGTGGTGCTAGACCTTTTATGGTGCCTGCA